CTCAAAGCTAGGATTTCGTGCTTTCCGCAAACACCGACTCGGTGAAAACTCCTGTGTGCGCACCTCACGGTCGCAAACTCTCAGAGAGAGGTCTATGTATAAATATATAAACAAGTAAATGAGAGGAAAAGAAATAACTGTCGCGCATCCCTACGCGATAAAAATTCAAATAACAAGAGTGAAGAGTCTCATACTGCCATGTTGGGGATTCCCACGAAAAACAAAAACTGGAAGTCATCTGCATACGCCCTTGCTACCCCACCGAAACCGGAGGGCGAAGAGGCGACGAGCTGACAACGCGGTTGATCAAAACCGGGGTCGTCTCCGACAGCGTTGTACAGACGGTTTGGCGACATACGCCAAGGCCCTTGATACGGGACCTGGACGATCATCGCCGTGGCTGTACCAAAGGCTTCTGACTGCGCCAAGTAACCCTTCGGGTCCGACGTTGGAGCAGGCACATCCGGCACCATGGAGAAAATTTCCGTGGCCATGCCGGGTTTTAGCCACGCATTAATGCGCGACAATTTTTGGGCATCCGATTCGAAAAGGATGCCGTTGTTGAGGGTAAGCTTGACGCGAACCCCACCGCGGAAAAATGCGAAGGGGGAACCGACGTAAGCTTGGTAATCGGTCTCAATGGGATCGCCGGCAACAAGAAATTTGCCTTTGTTTGCCCAAGGGAAGAACGAAAAAACCGGGTTACCATTGAATGGCAAACCGATGTGAACGTACCTCTTGAGCAACTGCGATATGGACGTGATCACCTCGGACGCACTTGACTCAGCAAATGCAATATCCAAGTTTGGATTGGGAGCACCGCCGATTGGATCACAGGAGATACTGCCAGTGTTCACGAGGTCTTCGGCTGGGCCCTGAGTGACAATCGGATCATTGAAAGGCGTGTATCCGGGAACCTTGGGCTGCATGAATTGCATGTCTTGACATGCACGGACGTAGACACTGCAGACGACGGTCGATGAGACAGTCTCAGGTCTATTCAGTACCGTGATTGGATGCACGTAAAAACGCCCAAATGGGATACCCGTATCGATGTAGTCGAGAGGCAGAAGGTAAGGTAAAGTCACACAGATTTCACCGCCCTCTGACAAATCGAAAACAGTCCGATAAAGGTACGCGGATTCGGTGATCGTATTCGACACTGGAGACGGACCCGGGACAAAAGACAACTGGACCTTACCCCTGTGAAGGGCAGTCTTGGCAAACTTGATCTTGACCTCAATACCACCACGGTACGCCGTAAACATACTCGTGAGGTATGCAAGCGGCGTGAGGTAGTTGAGAAGTGCTGACGGCGCGGCAAGGAAGTTCCTCGGGTTTGCATCGAGAGTGTACATCGGGTCAACACCACTGACTGTAGTGGTGTACTCGAACGACTCGAGATATGACCACTGCGTCTTGATGTAGTTGATGGACATCTCGTCTTGGTCCGAGGGTGCTGCATCATCCAACGCTCGCAATTTCGCATCTGCGTCGATGGAGAGTGCGTGGACTGGTTCCTCGCCGTTGAAATTTGCCAGTGTTCCAGTCGGGTTATTGTAAACCCGACTGGTACTGGGTGACGAAGAGGGTTTGGACCATCCGAATGCGCTTGCTGCACCACCAAGGGCGTTGAGCGCCCACGCCGTTGGCCCCGTGTACGCTGAAATCGCAGGAATCCCACTGAGGGACCCAACGGCCTTTGACGCGTTCCGGAAGAAAGAGGAAATGGGTTTACCTTCTTCATCCGACGGGGCAATCCTCTTCTTTGGTCCTTGGGTGATGAACTGGTGGGTCTGTCCGATCAACTCGACATCCTCCATCCAAGCCCACAACCTGCACATGACGTTCTGCACACCATCGGCACCAGTGGCCAAAGGCGACGCTACAGCAACAAAAATGCGGCCCCACGAACGCTTGATGGAAGTGAGTTCAATGAAACGTGAAACCGCCACATATGGAATGCGGAGGACAACACTAGATTCATTGGCTTCAATCTCAACGCCCGGGAGCTGCGAAATGCTGATGTACGAGAGAACGTGTGAGCGCCATTTCTCCGAGGAGGAGCTTGCATCAGGGTAGTAACAGAGACGCAGACGCCCAGAGTGGAATGGAGTGCCATTGAGCTCCAACCGGAGGCACAAGGTAGATCGCAGGCCATAAAAACCTTTGAGCTTCTCTGTCCACATGGTCGTCGCATTGACGTAACTCCAAGACTCTTGCGAAACGAGAAGAGCACCAACCGCACTACTTGTCAGCCACGAGAAAGAGGCCACTGGAGTCGGTTTGCTCAGGTACTCAGCCACCGTACTGATCTCGTTGGGACCGTACGTGGCGTTCAACACAGGGTCGAGCTGGTGCGCCGAGACCCTCTCCGCTACTGGAGCTGTCTCTTCAACATGGATGGCCGCCGATTGAGGGGGCCGTGCTCCTTCCATGAGAAGGTTGTTCTGATCGTTGTTGGGCATCCAATGTTTAACTGCGGTATTAAACGCAGACCCTTGGCGGATTAACCAGGGTTTTGTGAGCGGTTGAGGTACGCCCTGACACACTAAAGGTCCTACCGCAAGTTTTCCGGCTTCAGATCCTGAGGCTACTTGCTGCATTTCTGCACCTCCTACAAGGTCCTCTGCTAGACGCGGGTCTCCCCGGGCCGCATTATGGAGGGGTCCTTGTGACGCTCCCTCGGCTTGTTGAGTCATACTCTCATCCGTAAGGGCGATTTCTGGCGGGCGGGCGGTCTCAGGAAATTCCTTCTGGCCGAACTCGCCCATGATGATTGGCCTACTCCTCCAGCGCTTCATGCGGTCCAACCGCGATGGAGCGAAAGAGAAAGGCCCGTCCTCAACTGCGTTCTCATACGCAACTCTCAACTTCGGGTAATACTCGTCCCAAACTTCATCGGGGTGCACGGCCAACTCGTTCAAGAAATTCTCAAACTTGTCGTGCCACACCGAAAGATCACTATCATCCTTCTTCATCCATTGAATGTTTTGAAGAATGGTCTCGATGTCCAAGTACGCAACCCATCCAATCTCGTCTGACCACCTGAAACGCCTTTTGAGAAAAGAGACGTCGAAAATGGTCCTTCGTGTTTCGTTGAACTCTGTACGTTTTTCCTCGTCGGTGTAGTCAAGTCCAAGTCCCTTGAGGGCGACACGCAGTTTTGCGTTGGTGATAAGATCGTAATCATATCCCTTGAAAACGCCCTCAGAAAGGGACAAGGTGAGATCGTCACCAAAAGTGGTGATCTTGACATGACCTTGTTTGAGGGAAAAGGTAAGAAACTTGTAGACTTCATGCTCAGTAGCCTTGTCTCCAAGGACAATCTTTGCAATTGCATAGAGCAATGCACAAGCATTGGCCAGGGAGTTCTTTGGCGTGGTCATGACGTCTCCGGATGGGTTTGAGTTCGTCCATTTGATGAGTGTTTCTCCGACTTGGAGAAAGGGCGCGGAAGCAGAAATGAAAATGTTATCACTAATGCTCTGGTCGCGCTCATTGAGATACTCATACGTGAACTCTTGGTTGATGAAACGGATGATCTCCATGACCCAAACTGAGAGAGACTTGTCGAAACCCTTGTAATCACCAGCGATCACACGAGTTCCGGGTCGGCCCGCACCATGGAATTCAATGAACTCTGTCAAATTGCTCGCGTCTGACATGTCAATACCGACCGCACTAAAATTCTTTAGGCGGTTGTTCGGTGACATGAACCAGTCGATCATGTTACCATAATACATACGGGAGACAATTGCAACAGTGAGCGAACAACTCATGATCATGCGGGTCGAAAGGGATTTCACTTTCTCAGCTGGGCGAAGCTCATCCTTGGGAAAAACAGAATAAATGAAATCGACAGGGTTCTCCTCCAAGTGGTCCAAAGTCTCCTCAACACATCTGTGAAGGTAATGGTACTCACTCGAAGTGAAAACCCAGTCCGTGCCACCAAAAACACCACGCTTCTTGTCCGTGAAATACTCGCCATCTGGAAAACCGCAACTGGTGCCACGGTTCAATGGGGCAAGATTCGGGACCACATTGGGGTCTCCCATCGCCGCTTGTTGAATTGACAAAGGCCGCACATTGTTGTAAGGCTTGGTTGACGCCTTCAAGTGTGCGATCATGGCGTTCTTGACACCATTGAAAAATTCCATGTCGGGCATGGTGGCCCCTCGCGAGTAACCCTTGATGTTTTCAACAACAGGGTCCACAAGGCGTCCGTTCAAGACTTTGGGCGAAAGAATGGCCGGGTACTTGCTGACCGGAACACCGTGAATGTTAGCAAACAATGGGGAACGGGTAAGCGAGGTCTTGTACACGGCCTTCTTCTTCTTGCAGACGCCAGCGACAATGAGGTCCGGGATGAGTTCTTCAGGAGTCTCTTCATGACGAACCTTCTCTCGGATCATGGGGTTGGAGTTGGTCTTGATGATTGACGGACGGAAATGTGAAAACACTTCATCAACCATCTCCCGCGTGAACACCGCGGCATATCCTTTCTGCATGTTCGAATGACCAGCAATGTGGATACCGCAAAGTTTCGCGGAGAGAGAGTTGTCATTGATGAAAACTGGAGCACCACACAGGCCCGAGTAAGTGGGCATGTCATACTCAATGGTTTTCGACGTGACGTACTTTGAACCTCCTGGGCTGACCGCGGAAATAGCACGGAAGCCCCTGGCGGGGCCGTGCATGTTCACGGGCATGGAGTCCAGAGAGCTATCAAGCTCCCAAAAGTACATTGAAACCTGCCTCACTCGTGCCGGAGTCCACTCAACCTTTGCAGGAGTGAACAAATTCCGGATGTTCGGGCTCGAGTACTTGTCAATGCGGATCACGCACAAATCGGATTCTGCGAAATCATACCGGTTCCTCTCACTCTCCAATTCCGTCTTGGGCACCTTCCACCTGTGATGTGGTAGGTTGGACTTGAATTTGAGGACATGCACCTCCCGAAAGTCGGCAACAAGCGCCGCATCCAGGGTGTGTTTGTTCATGAGAATGAGATCTGCCCCCAATGCAAGCCCAGCACCAATCTGACTGTCGTCTTCGGTCACGAGCCAAACAATGTTCGATTGAATGAGCTTACGTCCTTGATCGACGACCGCTTGGTCTCGGGCTTGCAAGATGACAGGATCAGTGTCCATCGATTCCGGAGACTCTTCTTCGGTTGATGGCTCCTCCTGGAACAATTTTCGGTAAGTACCAAACGCAGCCAGGCCGGCAACACCGGCCACAAGGACGTGCCAAGCTTTCCCGAAGTAATCTTTCAACTTCTTGAAAACTCCTTGGGCAAACTCTGATACCGAGGTCACAATCCAACTCAAAAGGGTCTGTTGTTTGCCTTGCCGCTTGCGGTGTTGACAAACAATGTAAAGATGGGATTGGTATCCGCAAAACATGTCAAGCGGAACCCCATCGATACTGTGATCCTTGAAACACTCGCCTCCGTCGAAATACTTGTCGGGAAGCACATCCGTGTAGAACTTTCCACAATGGAGGCACTTGTAATCGTCGGTGTACTCGTCGAAGATGGCGGCCCTCAGCAACTCGTCACTCACAGTGCGATGCTTGCAACAGTAATGAGGACAATTGAGAGGACCTTGGGTCTTGAAGACATCCTTGAGGACACCAGGCTTGTTGATGTCGATGGAAACCAGAGATTGGGCGAATTCGTTTGAATTGCCCACCTTCCAGTTGTGGATAGAAAGGCGCGTGTCGTAAAGACGAAGGAGTTCAGCGGTGAGATCGCCAAAATCTCCTTCGTAGGGAACTTTCTCGCCCGTCGCCGGATCAAACTTGAAGTAATTGAGCCAGCAGCCTGACTTCTGTTTCTCGTGATCGGCGATTTTCCGCATGTCAAGGCGACCATTGCCGTCGTCATACTCCGGTTTCAATTCCATGTAAACACAGAAATGAAGTCGCCTATAAAAGGCGTCTGGAGTTGTAAGACCTTCAACAGCGGGCTTGAAAGAAAGAAGATTGGAAGTTCCAATGATGACTTTGGAATCGAAGAAAATGGCTCCCTTGCGCTCAAGTGCGGCTTGATTGGTTTGCGTCGGTTGTTGATTAACCCAAGAAATGAACTTGGGAATCGTGATCTTGTTAGAGTCAGCCGAGAAACCAATATCGTCGCAAAGCAAGATGGGCTGGTTACTGTAACCAGAGTCGAAAGACTCCGAAAGATTCGGTGCCCATACGACGTTCCCACTCTTACCCTTGGCGTAATCGAGATACGCACGGGGGGAAAGCAAGCGCTTCGCGAAAATGGTCTGCATGAGGCGGTAAATGATTGATTTGCCGATGCCGGCGCTTCCAGAGAGCATTACCACGAGTGGTTCTGCACGCTCAAGGTTACCGTAGGCACCAAATCCTCGCAATTCCGAGTACAAAGCATTCACCGCAAACCGAAGGTCGCGATGCTGGTGGTAGTAGGAATTCGATTTCTTGATCGAGACTTTGTCAAGACGGTCCAAGAGTGTCTTGACTCGACGCGCTATGGAGGCCATTTCCATGCGCTCGTCAAACTCTTCGCGGAGAACGTTGTATTCCTCCTTCATCTCATCCAATTCAACCCAATACTCACCTGTGAAGTTGGCCCTCCAATTGGAGCCAAAAGCTTCAGCGGTTGTGTTGGCCAAATCTTGGAAAAGATGGACGACAGACATGACTGAAGAATAATCAGAGACACTTGCCGACATGCAATTTTGCATGAATTTCGACATGTCCATGAACTTCTGAAATGTGTTTGCGTCCGGAGGAATAGAATACGTCTCGTACCGCGACAAGAGCATGAGCAATGAACAAGCAAGTCGTAGCGGCGCCCGAATTTCGGGACCTTCAGTCTTGAAGCCGCCTCGGGCCACAAGGTATCCCACGCAAATCCCGAAAATCGCATGAAGTCCTGGGACCTGATCTGCGTGTTTCGAAATGAGATACAGCGCGTAAAGTGCCGCTGCATATGAGATACCTTTGGCAATCGGGTCATCCATGCGGTAGAAGAAGCAAAACATGATCAAGCATACAATGCCTTCTTGCATGGGTGAAAGAGATGGAACATGTGAAATTCGAACGCCTTCTTCTGCGAACTTTTTCGCAGCACTTGAAAAGCTTTCGAAAGCGCCTGGGAGATCCTCAACTCCCCCGAGCGCAGCGGAGATGCGACTCATGTTCTCAGCCACACCCGCAATACCCTCAGAACCCTTACCAATGGATTCAGGGATGGCGGCAACACGCGCAAACCAATCAGTTACGCCTTGCGTGTCGATTGAGGCGCCTTGCGCGAAGAGGATTGCAAGGTCGTCAGGACCTTGTGTCACGTGGAAATCACGCGAGAACCTCGATTGCAAGGGGCGAGGAGTCTCAAAACTCCTTTTCTGAATGGTTTCCATCTTACGATCTGTGCGCCCTCGAGAAAATTCTTTCTGGAATTTCTCCATGAGGGCAAAATCGTCAAGTGGATCTTGAATTGCCTTCTTGGCCCGGTCACGTTCGATGTGAACGTATTCAATGTCCAGGATGTTCCCTTTTTGAATCTCCTCGTCCACTCTTGTCTTGACGACTTTGTAGACGGGGAAAGAGATCTCCAAGGCAGCCAAATGGCGTTTCAAATAAGAAAGCCTTTTGGTTCTTGTCTTGGGGGGTTTGGGGAATGTGCCCGGAATACGGGTGAAAGAAAGGGATGCCGATGAAACCGCCTGTGAAATAGTAGAGATGGAATTCATGTTTGGGTTGGACTCGTCAAAAACATCGATGGTACACACCATAATCAAAGGGAACGCAACGTTCATTTGATTCAGAAGAATTCTTCGTCTCTCACCGAGTGCGTCGGCATGGCACACGATAATTCACCGATACAGTCGAGGCATTAGCAGCCAGCGCAATCCACAAAATAGAGCTCTTGGAAGAAGAAAGGCCCGGTCAGGGTAGAAAAATGAGCATCCAAGAGATATATTGCTTCATGAACCAACCAACTAAATCTCGCCACGGATGGCAAAGTACGTGTTCAATAACGTACAGTCCGCGTAGGACCCAAGTTGAGGTACTCAGGTCCACCATGTAGTTTAGGGAGGTTAATGCCCCTCGGCCGATGAGAGTTTTAGAAAGCTCGTAGTCAAAGAAGAGGTTACGTCGACAATGACGTAGTAATGTCCTCGACACACACACACACCGAAGGGTTGATTGCGTTATATTTGATAGACCAGGAACGGGGTCTCGCCTGGTATGGGGACGAATCGATAAGAAAATCAACCAAAAGCTTTGGGCTAGTGATCTAAATGGAAGATGGCAGTTTGTAATCAAGCTACATCTGGTGGAACCGGCAAAGCCCTCGGAAGGACAATGCAAATATGTCCAGAGAGCAAGAAGTGGTCCCAACAAAATCCATAAATCTTCAAAATCGAAGGGATGTGAACAGCATTTATGAGGGTTGTTCAGCCCTCAAACATGACGCATAACAGAAAAATCTGTTATGCG